TGGGTGCATAATTCCTTCTAATAGAAAGAACTATTCGACTACCTTCTTCGACTGTTACGACGTAAGGTAATTTTATTCCTGTTGGTTCTCCATCTGGGCCAACATCTTCGAAACCCTCTATGTCTAAATTTACATGGCATTCAAGTAATGTAAAAACATCTTCTTGCTTGCCTGTTTTTTTAGTACCAGCGAGTTCTTTTTCTTTTTCTTCAACTTTATCTTGAATGATAGGAGGTTTTCCTAATTCGACATCTCGATAAAATCCGGAAACCTGTTGTTTCCTTAATTCGTTTTCTGGAATTTTTAAAACATGAATAATGGCTTCCGCATCATCTAATGAGGTAGCTGCATACGGAACCACTAAGTCATCTGCTTGAACGAACTTTGAAACAGCTCGTCCTAGTAAATCGTCATAATAAACTTTTTTAAATGTAGAACCCGATAGAGGTAAATGAAATAACATTTGATCAAATTCAGGTTCATACTCATTCATTTGATCCATGATTTGATAGTTCATGAAATTTTTAACTCTTTGGGATTGTTGTTCTTTAGGTGGAGTGGATATACCCATCACTTGGGTTCTAACCGGTCCATCCGCCGGTAATAATTCTTTATAAGCCATTGCCTGAAACTGCGTCACTGCTTCAGCTAAAACTGGGTGAGTAGCACCGGACGCTCCTTGGAAAGGTTCGGTTCTTATTTTGTATTGAAATCCTAAAAGGTCTAAGCCTTTAGTATAAGTATCTTCCCATTCTTTTCTTGATTGCTTATAATCTGTATAATCAGACTGCATATCGGATCCAATTGGAGTCAAAATATCATCTGGTAAAAGATCTGCTAAGTTATCAAAATGGCCCTCGGTTCCTGGAATTTGCAACTTGGTTGATGGATCAAAATTAATATCCATCCCTCCATCAGGAAGTTCTGTTGCTTCAATACCTTCTGTTTCGATTAGTTTAGTCTCATCCGCTACTGGAATTTCTACATCGGGTGCAATAACCGGAGGGAGATCTGTAGTAGGAAGAGTCTTATCAATTTCTGCCATTAATAACTCCTAGGCCGCATTATACCATTATATAGGGCAGAAGGCAACCCTTGTGGTACCGGTCCTTTTGAAGGTGGAATAGTTTTTGTTAAACCACCGTTTGCTTGTCTTCGTCTATTATGTACACCTAACATTTTATTAAAATCTATATTTTTTTTAAATCTAGCCCCATACTCAGTTTCTCCACTAGGCATAACTCCAATCCCCGCTTCAAATGGTCCCTTTTCATACTGAAGACCATATTGAGGATTTTCACTTTTTTCAAACATATTCATTGGATCTATTAACGGTTGATTATAGAAAGCTTCAAAATTTCCCATGTTTGCAGAGCCTCTTAGTCCCGTACCAGGAAGCACTCTATCCATAGCTGCATCTTTTAATTGTGAAACTTTAGTTCCTTGAACTGGATGTTTAGCTTTCCATTCAGCTTCTGCAATCCCAAACTGCAGAGGAGGTCCACCTGCACCAAGACCAATTCTTCCGCCTTCGGCTTTTTTAACAATGGGCTCTATAATATCTATAATATCTTTTATCTCCGATCTAGGTCGTGGATCAGTCCATAATTTTGTATTCCCTGGCAAATTATCTAAATTTCTCCATTTATCATTTTCATAATGCCAATTTCCTTCTTGAACAAATTCATCTATATTTTCTTTTGTAGTTTGTTTATTAAATCTCTTTTTAAATTTTTTAAACATTTCTTTTCCTGGTCCTAAAATTTTATGAGACCAATTAGGACGCGCATAGTAAGTAGGATCTGGAACACCTCCTTTTACTTTAGAAACACCCTCTTCTATTAAATCATCAACTGAAGTAGATAATTTATTTTTTTTAGCTTCCTCTAATATTTTTTTAACCATAGCAGGTTCTAGATCATCAAATGAAGAAACCCCTTTCTTTAAATTAAGAAATTTTTTAAGAAACTCTTTTCCAGCTTGAGTTTTTCCTACAAGATCAAAATTCATAAGTCCTGAAGTTCCATAATCGACATCATCATTTACAAAATGTTTTTTAAATTTAATTCCAATGTCTTTTTTAGCTCCTGCTTTAAGAAGACCTCCTAGTCCAATAGATTTGAGGGCCACCATTAAACCACTTGTAGCTACCATAGTATTAAAATCTCTTCGACTTTGTCCCGAGTCTGTTAATTTTTGATCTACTAATTTTTCTAATGTTTTACCATCTTTTACTTTACCCATTGCTTTACTAGCTTTATTTAATAAAAATTGTCCTGCCTTAAATGCGCCACCGGTTGGTACCGCTACTTCCGTTCCAAGACCTAAAAGATTTCCAACTGTTTGAGCATCCTCCGGTCTTTTTTCTCCCATGCCTTCAACCAAGGATGTTAGTCCAAGGTTCTCGGACCATGAACCGGGAGTAATGTTTTCTCCAGCCTCCCTAAACATTTCTTTATAGTTTTTTTTACGAAGCAAATCACTTCCTAACTTCCCCGCTGCAAAAGGAAATTTAGATAAAGTTTCAGCAGAATTAACCAATCCTTTTAAACCTTCGCCAGCGTAATAAGGAACGTTACGCACATCTACCATATCACCGACTCTGCTCATAATTCCTCTCCCATCTTGAAAACCTATTCTTCCGCCTTCGGCTTTTCCCCAGTCGAATAGCTGAAATTGTTTCCACATGTCAAAATCCATATACTCTTCGCCTGCGCCTTCTTTTTCTTGTTTGTATAATTCGTATTCTTCTTCATCGCTTACAGGTCCACCATCATTAAGTTTAGGACGATGTTCCGCGATCCATTTATCTTTATAATGTTGTCCACTGGCACTGTTTTTCCATTCTTCAAAACTCATACTACCTAATTGATCTCCTCCAGGAATACTCATAAAAATATCTCTTAGATAAGCTTCACTAGGAGTGTCTCCTTCTCCAAAACCAATTCTGCCGCCTTCAGCTGCATCTATTATATAATCTTCTGGATTTCTCTCTTTATCTTTAAATAATTTTTCTAGAATTTTATCCCACTCCTTGCCTCGTTTATAAGGCCATAAATACCAGGGACCTTTCTTCTTTGCTTCTTTTCCATCCTGGTACCCGGATCGCGGTTCACCGAGCAATTCAGCTATGCCGCCTTCAGCCTTACCTAGTGGTTTTTTAGGAAAAGGAATAACGTTAGATTTTTTTAGACTTGGAGGCTTTAGACCTTTAGGCGTAGGTACTTTTGTATATTTCCCTGTTTTTAATATTTTTTCTAGTTGTCTTGGCCATAAATCTCCCAGACCTCTCGTTGTTTGAATTTTGGGTTTAACAATGTTAGGTTCAAATGTTTTAAAATTTTTATAAAAATCTTGAGCTTTTTTAAGTATACCAGGAAAATTTTTTTCAATAATAGGTCTCCCTAATTTTTCAGCTTCTCTCCATGCTTTATTTAAATATGGTTGTAAGACTTTATTTTTTAAGGCCTGCTCGCCAACCCATTTTAAAAATTTTGCGTATCCCATTAATAATATACCCTATTTACCCATTCACGTTTTTTGTCGACATAATCTTCAGGGTGCATGACAAA